AGCTTCACCTGCAAAAGCTAGTCCTGCTGAACTATTTCCACCTGCTCCACCTAGAAATGATCTACTGTCATTTAAATCTGCTACTTCCGTCCATGTTGAACCATTCCAAACTTCTGTTTCTGATTTTCTTCCAGGAGGTAAAGTTCCTCCCATAACTACAGCAGATGTTTGAATACCAAATCCTGATAATGCTTCTCTAGCAGTATTTAAATCAGATAGTTCTGTCCATACTGAACCATTCCACGATTCTGTTAATGCACTTCCAACAGTTATTGCATCATCTCCCCCAGCAAATATAGCTGCTGTTTGTGTTCCATTTTGATAAGTTGCATAGCTTCTTGCTACATTTAAATCAGCAGTTTCAGTCCAAGCACTCCCATTATACAATTCTGTATTTGCTATAAAAGCTCCTCCACCTGCTGCTAAACCTGATGTTTGTGTTCCTGCACCAAATCTATAATAAGTAGATACATTCATATCTCCTCCAGCAGTCCATGCAGAACCATCATACTCATAAGTATCATTTCCGTAAGAGGGTGCAGGTTGTCCACCAAAACTTAAAGCGGCAGTTTGAATCCCTGTTCCACCCATACCAATATTATTTATTGGAAGATTTCCACCAGATGACCATGAACCAGCAGGTACAGATTGTTTTGTAACTTTAAAAGCGTTTGCTGTTTCATTGTAATAAACTTGTCCTAGATTAATTTTTGAAAATGTTGATGGTGCTGTCCATTCTTCTGTTGCTGCAGTAGATGATGGTGCTGATCCACCAAATAATGAAGTTGATGTAGCTGATAATTGTGCATATCCCATATTAGCAACAGCAGTTGATAAGTCATTAATTTCTGTCCAACTTGTTCCGTTCCAAAATTCTGTGTTTGTTTTGTTTGGAGTTGCACCTCCTGCTATTAAACCTAAAGTTTGTGTACCTGAGTTTCCGCCCCCATATCTTGATGTATTCATTTCAGTTATCTCTGTCCAACTACTTCCATTCCAAGACTCTACAAGAGTTACAGTTCCTGGAGGAGCATAACCTGAAGCACTTATAGCTGCTGTATTAGTTCCAAAAAGTCCAACTTGTCTTCTTGCATTACTTACATCTGATACTTCTGTCCATGATGATCCATTCCAAGATTCTACGTTAGCAACTTCCGCAAGGGGTGGTGCTGCTGCACCTCCTCCAACAGATAAAGCTGCAGTATTTGTTCCACAACCTCTTAAATGCCATCTTGATGTATTTAAATCAGCAACCTCTGTCCAGCTTGATCCATTCCAATTTTCAGTTTCTGCTTTTGTATTTCCTGATGTTAATACTGGAGGGGTATTACCACCAAAAGCTAATGATGCTGTGTTTGATACTCCTGATCCAGCTAAAGCTGCCCTACCTGTGTTTAAATCTGCAACTTCTGTCCAGCTTGATCCATTGTATGTTTCTGTAATTGCTAAATTACCAGGAGGGCTACCACCAAAAGCTAAAGCATTATCGGCAGATGCACCTGAGCCTGCTAAACTATTTCTAGCTGTATTCATAGCTCCACCACTAGACCACGAACCACCTGATACTGCAGACGCAGCAGGATCGCTAGTTAAAGTTCTTACTTTAAAACCTCTTATACCTTTGTATAAACTCATTGAGTATTAACTATGGTAAGTTATATGTTGCTGGTCTATCACGTAATTCTTGTTCATCAGCAGATAATGCGTCATAAGCAGCTTGTGCCGCTTCAATCTCACCATCAACAATAGCTTGTGCTTCTGCTTTAGTTTTTAAAGCACCACTTACTTTGCTGATCCATTGATCGCCATGAACATTATCGCCTACAACCCAAACTTCACCAGGATGTCCTGCTAAATAGAACTGTCTTCTTTCTTCGTGTGTAAAGAAATCTTTACCCCAGTTAGTTGCTGTACAATATTTATATGCCATAGTTTTCTCCTTTCTTGTGTTTATAAATCATATTAACTTGTTGTTAAAGTTTTAATATCAAAATCTGCTGCTGTAAATTCTTCTGTTACTGCTAAATTAGGAGGAGTACCACCTGCAGCAAATGCTGCTGTTGCTGATTGTGAACTACTATAGCCCATAGCTCTCCTTGCAGTTGATAAATCATTGACTTCTGACCAACTTGATCCATTCCAAGCTTCCGTTGCTGCTGTTTCAGGAGCTTTACCACCAAAACCTAAAGCAGAAGTAGTGCCACCTGCACCTCCTAAAGCGTATCGTGCTGTATTCAAATCAGCTACCTCTGTCCATGACGTACCATTCCAAGATTCTGTGTTTGCAACATTTGTAGCAGCTTCTCCACCATAAGCTAGAGTTGCTGGTGCTGTTCCTGCACCTGCTAATAAATATCTACCTGTATTTATTTCGGCAATCTCTGTCCAACTAGACCCATCCCATTTTTCAACATTTGTTATATAAGGGTTGGGAGATGTTTTTGCTCCACTAAACGCTAAAGCATCTGTAGTAACTCCTGTTACACCTAAACCTCTCCTTACTTGGTTTAAATCAGAAACTTCAGTCCAATTAGTTCCATCCCAGCTTTCGGTTACAGCTAAATAGGATGGAGAGGGAGTAAATCCTCCAACAGCTAATGCTGCAGTTTGTGTTCCTGTTCCACCTAAAAGTAATCTTGCTGTGTTTAAATTATTTACTTCAGTCCAACTTGTGCCATCATATTTTTCAGTTTCATCTATTGCAGATGGTATTGCACCTCCAAATACAATTCCAGCAGTTTGTGTTCCTGCACCCATTAAAGCGTTTTTAGCAGTATTTAAATTTCCGCCTGATGCCCAAGTTCCAAGAGGCGTTCCACCTGCTCTTGTAGCTTTAAAAACACCACTTGTTGAATTGTAAAATATTTGTCCTACTATAGCATCTGTGTAATCTGTTATAGGTGCTGCTGGTGGAGTTCCTGAAAATGTCCATTCTTCTGTTGAGGCAACTGTAGAACCATCATATCCTCCTACAGCTAGTGCATCAACAAATGATCCTGAACCATTAGCATAAATATCTCTGCCCTCTGCTAAATCATTTACCTCAGTCCAAGATGATCCGTCCCATGCTTCAGTTTTTGCTCCATTACTAGCGATAGGTTGTCCACCTCCGAATACGAATGCAGATGTATTAGATAAACCTCCACCTCCTGCGTAAGACCTAGATGTATTTACTTCTGATACTTCAGACCATGAACTTCCATTCCATGATTCAGTTGAGTTTGATGGAGAAAAAGGTGAGCCGCCTAATCCTGCTCCAGCAATTACACTTGTTGAAATACCATTTGCTCCTGATCCCTCTCTTGCAGTATTCATTTCATTTAGTTCTGTCCAACTTGATCCATTCCATAATTCTGTTTGTAATAATCCTAAAGAACCAGGACTAGGATCAGAACCTTGAAACAATAACATAGCAGTAGTTGTTCCGCTTGTACTTGATCTTCCTAATCTTCTACCTTGATTCATTTCAGCTATCTCAGTCCATGATGAACCATTCCATTGTTCTACAGAATTAGAACTTGAATCTCCTGGAGGAATTGACCCTCCCATAACTAAATTAGCGGCTTGTGTTCCACCGCCTCCACAGTATCTTCTAGCTGTACTTAAATCTGTTGTTTCTGTCCAAGAGCTACCATTGTATTGCTCATGTATAGAAAAATAACCAGTGCCAGGATTACTACCACCTGCTATCATTGCAGCAGTGCTTATTCCTGCTTGTCCGCCTGATCCTCTAGATGTATTCATATTTCCACCACTTGACCATGCTCCTGCATATGGGTTATTTGCTTGATCTTGTGCTAATGGTACTGGGTCTGATGCTAATGATCTTACAGTAAAACCACTTAATTCTTTTAATTTTTGAGAACCACTTGCTACATTTATTGCTCCACCCATACCTGAGTGATTAGTGCAATAATAATATAAAGTTTGTGCTGTAGATGCTGTAACGGCTATCTGCGTGTATGCCCCTGCACTTCCTGGTGTTCCATAAGTTGTAACTCCTGTCGTATATTCTGATCCACTATTGTGTGTTCCATTTGATGTTGTAGATAATCTTAATGGGTGTCCACCATTAGAAGCATCTGCCTGGTCAAACTTATAAGTATTACCTGCTGTCATAGAGACAGTATCTTGTAAGACACTATCAATATAATATTTGTTACCTGATCCTGGATTGGAAACTGTTACAGTTAATGTTATTGTTGCCATTAGTTAGTCTTCAACAACCAACCTTGCGTAGCATCAACATAAACTAGAGTTAAACCTGCTCGTTCTATTGATACAGTAAGATCACTTGCTGCTCCTTGTATTGGGTGTCCGTTTCTTGCAATAGTCAAATTATATGTATCAAAAGTTCCAGCGTAATCTACAAAAGTAATAAAATCTCCACGTGATGCAGAAGCTGGTAAAGTTGCTGTAAATGCTCCTGATGTAGTGTTACAAAAGTAACCCTCACCTGCAACTCCTGTAAATCCACTTGTTTTTACAGCTTGCCATTGTTCACCACCTGATACTTCACCAAATGATAAATTTCCTGAACCATCAGTTTTTAAAACCTGATCTGCTGATCCGTCTGCGTTTGGAAATTTAATACCATCTAAATTTAATTTACCTGAACCTTTTGGTGTAAGTTTTAAATCAATATTTGTATCTCCACCTGTTGCTGATATTTCAGGTGGGTTTCCTGTAGCTGCATTTGTAATGTCTAATTGATTGACTGCTGATGCTGTTGTTTGAAATATTATTTGTTCATTACCATTTTCATCTCTAATACCATGAGCATCATCTATATCTATGTTGTGAGAGTTTGTGTCTAAATTGCCACCTAATTGTGGAGTCGTATCATTTACTAAATCTGTTGCTACTGATGAGTCTATAAAGTTTATTGTATTTGCAGTGTAATCAACTGTAGCAAAACTTATATCATCTGATCCGTCAAAAAATTTAATGGTTGGGCTTGATGCTGAAGTTGTATCTAACCACATAGTTCCTGCAACTGCACCACTTGGTCTTGATGTTCCTGAGTGCATAGAGTTGATTGCAGATAAAGCATTATTTAAATCTGATCTAAATGCTGGAAAGCCTTGATTGGCTATATTCATATCGTGTTGTGCCATATTTTATATATACTCCTTTTAAAATCCTTTAGCAAGAAAATCAAATGTACGAGATACTGCTGCATTTGAACTATTCTTGAATGTTAAGTCAAAACCATTAACTGTTTTATTTTCTACTAAAAAATAGTCTCCAGTAGCCATATTTTCGCCAGTTATACCAACTGCATAATTAACAGATTTGAACGGATTTGTAAATGTAACTGCAAAAGTTCCTGCTCCGCTAGTAAGATCATTTCCGCTAAATATTCTATCAGGCATATCTACTGTAACTGTTAATGCTGAAACTACTGGCGTAGAAGATAAATCTGCTGATGTCATTACTAATTTAAATTTTAAATATCTAGCTGTATAATCTCCAATTACAAAGTTTTGGAAAGATGTATATGTTGAATTATCATCAGATGTAGCTATTTCTAAATGTGCGTTACAGTTTGCTGGTGTATCTCCGTCAAAGTTTGAGGGTTGATCGTCAAAGTCTCCTGAACGGCTATCAAATACATCATCTAAGTTATCTGATGTTTGTGTTATAGATGCTGTGACTCTAACTGTATGTTTTGCTCCTATATCAATAACATTAGCAAACTCATATGATCCTGATGCAAATAAGTCTGATGGTTGTACACCTGAATCAAATAATCCTGTTCCATCATCAAAGTTTCCACTAGCACTGTCAAACAATTCTGATGAGTCTAATTTTAAAGTATCATCTGTTTCAATAATATTAGTTTTAGTTCCTGCAAATGTAGGGTGTTCACTTTGGGTTGTGACTGTATTAAAATTGAGTGTTGATGTTACATTTGAAATGATAGCTGTTGCGTTAGAACTAAAGTTACCTAATTTATCTACTGCTTTTATTAGATAAGTTCCTACTCTTGCAGGAACTGAAATAGATGTTGCTGGTCTTGATATTTTTTCTACTAAAGCAACAGAGTTTTGCCAATCTGCTGTTCCGTCTGTTTGTGTTGCGTATCTTAAATTGTAAAATGCTAAATCTAAATCATTTACTGCTGTCCAACCTAAGTGAGCTTCTTGACCTGATATATTACAAGAAAAATCTGTGACATCACTTGGTGGTGCTAAAGCTCCTAATATTGTTCTTTGTGCAGATACATAAGTTGAAGAAGAACCAAAAGCAGATACAGCTTTTACCCTTACATCATAAACCTGTTGGTCAATTACGTTTAATACTCTTTGAAATAAACCTGAACCTTGTGAGTGTATTTTAAAATCTGACTCACTATTTAATTTATATTCTACTTGATAAAAAGACACAAAGCTATCAGGTGATGCACCTATAGCTATATCTAAAGCTACAATTACAGTTCCGTCATTGTACTCAATCAATTGGTCAGATAATGTTACACTAGCTGGTGGCTGTACAGAAAATGGATTTGGTAATGTTGTTGTTGGAACTGCTGTTTGCTCTGCTTTGCTTGCCCATGTATAGTGAGTTGCTTGATACTCTACTAATGTTAAACCTATTGTATAATCTTCATTAAAAGTTACAGCTAACACTCTAAATGGTTTTGCAGAAAAACCTAATGATGCGTGAGTTACATTTACTATATCACCTATAGCTAAATCATAACCATCACCACTAACATCAATGCTTAATTTTAAAGCTTCTCTTGATCTTCTTAAAATTATCTCTGCCATTTCTTCTGCTTGATATGGAGAAGTAATAGTTTGGAAATCAAATCTTCCCTCTAATAAAAAACCACCATCAGCAGTTTTCATAGTTGCGTGTTGATCTGCACTTGCTAAACCTGAGTCATCTATTGGTGGGAATTGAACTTCATCTACTTGGTAATTTCTATCAGGATTCACAAAAGAAACTATAACTCTATTATATTTATCATTCTTGTTTTCACTGTTTAAAGTAAAGCCACCAACAATATCATCTTCTGTTAATGTTATAGAAGCAGAACCTGTTGTTTCAATAATTAATTTATATTTTCCGCCTGTGTATGGAAGATAACCTCTGCAACCTTTTAAAATTGTTCTTACATTTTCTATAAGTTTTTTTGATGTATCTATTACAGCATTACAATCAAATATATTTATATCTGATCCGCCTGAATATGGTGTAACTTGTGTAACTGCAACTTGTGAAGC